GACTGTTGTACAGTAGTGGGTATAACGGCCATCCAAACGGGAGAAGCACCATGCAGACGATGACTTTGAAGGAACTTTTCGAGCGGTACGTCACGCTGCGGAATCTCAAGGGAAACACGGCGTCGCTCTACACCCAGTTGGGCGACAGGCTGACGAACTTCCTCGGCCACGAGCCGACGCTTGCGGACCTCGACGACCTCGTGATCTCGAGATACCTGCGGTGGCGGGCCACAACGCCTGGCTACAAGGGGCGGGTGCCATCGGCCGCGAGTGTCCAGAAGGACAAGGTGATGCTACAGGCGGCGTGGAACCTCGCCGCCCGCAAGCGGTGGGCGGCTGACTTCCCCGAGCTCCCGAAGATCCGCGTACCAGCGAGGCTGCCCACAGGGCGGGCCTACACGTCGGAGGACGTGGCGAAACTGATCGTGCGGGCGAAGCGTCGGCAAGGATCGGTCGGCGGGAAGCGTGCCGCATGGTGGTGGCCGACGCTGATCTATACGGCGTATTGCACGGGCGAGCGGTTCACCGCCCTCACGTCGCTCCGCTGGGGGCAGGTCGATCTGGAGCGGCGGCGAGTGGTCTTCCTTGGCGAGACCCGTAAGGGCAGCACCCGCGACATCGAGCGTGAGATCACAGAAGACCTTGCCGAGATGCTGCGGCGTGAGAAAGGCTCGCCAGACGCTCTGGTGTGGCCCTGGGACCGCAAGAGCCGCAGCCAATGGGCCAGCCTACGTCTGCTCTGCCGCCTCGCAGACGTGAAATACAGAGGCTTCCACGGCTTCCGGCGGACGGCGGCGTCTTATGCCGCGCTGGCCGGCGGACGGGCAGCCGCAACGCACCTGCTCGATCACGCAGACCCGAACCTCCAGAAGATATATGTCGATCCTCAAATCTGCCCAGAGGAGGAGATCAGCCTGAGCGCGTTGCCGAAGCTAGACCTTGACCAGAATCGTCAAGGCGAATGACGGCGGCGAGGCGGCCGGGAAAGGACGAAGCCGACCGCCTCGCGACGCGCCGTCAGCCGTGTTTAGCATCTGCGTCAACGAAGATGCTTTGCCCCCGCCTCGCTCTGGCCTCCATCTCGGCGACCTTCGCCCGCGTGCCTGGGAGCGCCGCCGTTCGCTGGACCGCATCCATTGCCGCCTGAACCTCTGCCACGCCGATGTCGCCCTCGTCTCGCACGAGCATGAAGGCGTCATGCAAGAGCGTCTGGTCGCACCTTGCCGCCCGGTCGCGGTAGGTCTCACCCTCCAGTGATTGTCCGCCTGCTATCTCTGGGTGTTTGAAGAGCCGGACGATATACGAACAATGAGCCTGAATGCGGGTCAGCCTCGTCAGCCAGCCGGCGACGGGCGGCGGGATCGGTCGCTCCGCTTTTGCGTTTTTTGGTGGCGGCTTTGGCTTTGCGTTTGGGCATGGAGCGGCCTTGGGTGTCGTCTGCCCGAAAAATGTCCGCTGTACGTCAGACATGATGGCGGGCGATTTTCGCTGAGTTGTCAAGCGACGCGGGGATTGTGACGGACGACGGCGATTACGGCACGGATCGCGATGCGGGTCTCGGCGGAGGAGAACCAGAAATACCCAAACTCCGCGACGCAGGCCCGCAAGACTAGGTCGAGCGCCGCCTTGTGCGAAGGCTTGCACCCCCAGCGGGCTTCGATGTTTTCCCGCACCTTGGCGGTCGTGACTGCGATCGCGTCGAGCACGTCGTCGGCAGCGCTAGCCGTGTCCTTCCTGGCGGCGATCTCTGCCATCGTCCGCTCCGGCCAGCAGCGGCAGATTTCGGTGACGATCACGTCGCAGGTGTGCTCGAGCTCGGCGGCGTGTGGGCCGATCTGCTCGCGGACGGCGTCGCAGAGCTCTCGCAGCGTCAGCGTATCGAGAGCGTCGCCCACCGCACCTCCAGCTTCAAGGCTTGGCCGGTGAACCAGACGCGGGCGACGCTCCCGGCACGCGGCAACGTCCATCGGGGCAGCCCGGGCGTTTGACACACCGCTGGCATTTGCAGTTGCAGGGCTGCTCGATTCTGCCGTCTGGCTTCCAAATTCCGTTCTTGCAGGTGCCACCGCAGACGCATTCATTCGGCGTCGGGGCCGGCGGCTGCGGATCCTCGACGGCCATGCTTGCCCGTGCGGCGGCGACGGCAGCGGCTGCCTTGGGATACTCGGCATCCACGGCGACCGGGTCGGCCGACAACCAGACAAGCCAGGCGATGAGGAGGTCACGCATTAGAAAGCCCTCGCGTGGTCAATCACCGGATGCCCGTCGTCGCCGATGATGTGCTGCACCATGCGTCCGTCCTTCTGCTCCGGTGCCGGCTCGGCAATCAGCATGAACCAGAGCGCCGTCTTTGCGGCCTTCGCCACCCAGCGGAGAACGGGGCGGTCGTTTTGCGGCGTCGGGTTGAAAGGCGATGGCAGCGGGGCCGAGCCAGAGTTCATCCACCATGCGAAGGCGAGGCCCGCCACGAACGCATAGACAAGACGCTTATCCATCACTTCTGCTCCTGCTCTGTCGGGTTGGGCGCGAAGAATGCGCCGTGATCGAGGTCGCGATAGGCAAAGCCGTTCACGCTGCCGATCACGAAACTATCGCGTTGGGCAAGGATGATCTCGGCGTCCTGCCTGGTGATCCAAAACGAGCCATCGGGTTGGTCGGGCGGATGCTTGCCGCCGCCGACATAGGAGCCCCAACTATTGAGAATCAAAACGCCGTCGCGTGGATTCTTCATCGGCGTGGCAGAGCCGGGGCCGTTGTTCTTCGCCCACTTCAGAGAGCAGGCGACCATGCAGTGATTCCATGTGGACTGACGGCGGCAGAATCCGTCTGCGTCGCGGTCGCCGCTGGCGAAGCCGACGTTGCTACAGATCGGGACGCACATGCCCGACTCCAAGGCGGCCGTGAGGCTGGCCCAGTCCTCGCACATCGCGACCGCTCTGGCCGTGTGCTTGTTGGCGAGCTTGGCGACCTCGGCCGGCGGGCCGTACGCGCCCCACTGCTTCGACAGCTGGATCGAGTAGGTCGTCAGGTCGACGCCGCCGGGGATCTGCTCTCGGAACAGGATGCCGCCAACGGTCTTGTCTTTGCACTGACCGGATACCCAGCGAGCCGCAGCGGCCCCGTAAGAGCCGTCAGACCAGCCAGCGAACGTCACCGGGGGCAGGCGAGCAAACGTCCTAGATCCTCCGTAGAGGGGCTCCGTCGCGACCAGCTTGGGAGGCTTCGGCAGCCCGCCCGTGGCCCAATCGACCGACTGCCCGATGTAGGAGCCCATGCCCCAGCCGAACGCAACGCACGTTCCAATCGAGCCCTGGTTCCACGGGCCAAACGGCTTGCCGTACACGGCCCGGTGTGCCTTGTCGGCATAGCGGTAGAGGTAGGCGTCTTTGCCCTTCGCGTTGGCGATGACCTCCCGCCCGGCGTCGCGGAAGAGCGGATGCTCCAGTTCGCCGAGGAACGCCCGCGTCGCCTCCGGATCGGGCGTGTAGCCGAAGTTGCCGCCGGCCGATCCGATGGACGTTTCGAGCACGCCCGCAGACCGGATGCCGACGAGGATCGCCAGGCCAATCAACACCGCAGCGGCGAAGAGCCGCCACGGGAAATACTCATCGCGATGCGTCACCGGCGGCCCTCCCGATCTCGCGCAGCGCCTTCACCCACTCGGCACGTTGCTCTGGCCCAACCGGCCCGCCGCTTACGCCGACCTTGGCGTCGAGATACCCCTTGATCGCTTCCCTCGCCCGGGGCTGACGGTCTCCGATCTTCTGGCCCCGGCACCGCATGTCGAACGCCCGCGTCCGCAGATCGTCAAACGACACGCCGGTCGTCAGGTGTGGGCCGCCCGCCCGCATGGCGTCATACTCAATCTCGTCGGCCAACTCCGAAAACATCCCGGCGGCAATCGCAGCGTCAGCGGCGGCAGTCGGGCCGGCGAACTTGCCGACGAGCACGATGTCGCCATTCGCGGGGACCGGCGTCGGCGATTGCCTGGTGCCGAGAGCCGAGAGCAAGCCCAGCGCCAAGAGCACCGCAGCGATCAGGTGGCGAGCGCTCATTGGTCGCTCCCCGCCACGAGGGCCAACGTGAGCGTGTCGATTGCCGCCTTGACCTTGTCGTCGAGTTGCTTCGTTTCCAAGAGCCGCAGGCGGACGTTGGCGAGGTCAGCCATTGCCTTCTGGTAACTGACGGCGGCCGATGGCTTCGCTGAGTAGGGAATGTCGCCATGCCCGAGCACGCGGACAGCCTGGGCAATCATCCACGGCGAAAAGAGCAGGAGCAGGGCTGAGCCGACAAGCAAAGACGGAATCATTTGGCGGACATCCTCACAAGGGGCAAGAGAGCTTCGATGGCACCACTGGCGACCAAGAGCAGCAGTTGGCGGGCGGCGGGCTTGACGATGATCCAGACGGGCCACGCGAGCGTTGGGATCGCCTTGTCCGCGAGCGTGTCGAACAACAGGCCCACGGCGTTGAGAACGAAGACCTTTCGCTCGGCCCCGTCGACCGGGATCGCGTCGGCCGCCTCAATGGCGATTCGCATCAGAGCGACGGCGAGCTCGCCAAACTCCGCGAGCGTGATGCCACCAGCGGCCTTGACCTTCGCGATGCTGACGAACGCCCGAACCTTCTCGGCGAGCGACACGAGGTCGTAGGCGGCCTGGAGCGGAGCGGAGGAGATCATTTTGCGAGCCCCATGAGGATTGCCCGGCGGGCGGTGTCGTAAGAACACCCAAGCCGAAAGGCGACCCACCGCACATGCGCTTCAGTGAGCGGGGCCGGCCGTTTGCTAGTCACTTTTCCCCAATGCTCCTGTGTCTTTGTGTAGTGATGCGCGAGCGACACAACCTCACCGGCAGCCGCGATCGGTTCGCGCCCGTCAGGTCCGCCTCGACGCCAGTGAGCCGCAGCGATCACGTCAGCCTCCGACCGTTCAGATTGGCCGAAAACCGGGCGCGACCGTAGGGGCTATTCCCGGTCGGTTTCGCGGTGGAGCACGAGGGCGATCGCCGCGTAACAGGCGATGTCTTTGAGCGTGTCCTCAACGCCGTCGAATTCGCATTTGCCACGGCGGAAAAACGCTTTGAGCCGGTGCATCTTGTCGCTGATTCGCAGGATGCAGCCGGCCCATGCGGGCATGTTCACCACATCGGCCGACGAGCGGATGTTGCTCAGGGCGTCCTCGTCGATCCCGTAATCGAGGGTCTTGCGAAGGTGGAGCGACTTGAGCTCGTCGAGCACGGCGAGAAACTCCCGCGAGCCAGGGCGGATCGAATCCTGCGGCGCGAGCAGCCCGTCTCCCGTTTGACGTATGTCGACCGGCTCGCGATCGCCCTTCAGTTCCCGCTCACCCTGGAGAATCCAGTCCACCGGGATCGCCGGCACATCGGCGTCGGCAATCTCGGCCGGCTCGGTCGTGTCGAAGCAGCGGGCGGCCGCCTCCTGGGCTGGCTTGCAACCGGCCAAAGAAGCGGCCATCGGCGAGTAGCCACGCCTCTTCGGATCGTCCTCGGGCGTCGCATCCATGCGAGCGGCAACGGCTTCGCGGAGGGCTCGGTTCTCGGCTTCCAACTGGTCAAACGCTGCGGTCATGGCTGCCCTTTCATGGAGGAGTCTGAGAACGTCGGCGGCGAGCGTGCCGCTGGTGCCGGTGTATGCGCCAGAGAATCGGCGAGCGCGGTGCTCTGCCTCACGGAGATAATCTGCGGAGAGCGTCAAGGATCGCACGTCCTCGCATACGCCATGTGGAGCTCTGCCAGCCCGCCCTCTGGCGAATAGATGAATCCCTGCATTGCCCGCTCCGAGCCAATGAACCCAGACTCAACGTGCCACGCATCCGGCGGCACAATCGTCGGGTGAGTCCTGACGATAACTCCATCGATGGTGCTGATCTCTGCCGCCTGGTGATGCAGATGCCCGACGTGCCATTCACGGTGCCGGCACTTAGACCACAACTGGGATGCCTCCAACGCCATGATTCCGGCGAGCTTCTTTTTCGCCTTGTCGCCGTGCGTGACGCCGATAAGGTTTCCGCCATGCGTCAAGTATTTCCGGCTCGTGAACTCGCCATTGACGATCACACGAGAGTCGCTTCGGTATCGCTCGATCAGGATTTTCTGGAGGGCGAAGCTGAGAGCGGAATCGTGATTGCCGGGGACGATGAGCACGTCCGTCGCGACGGTTTCAGCCGAGTGCTCAATGGCACGAAAGATCGCGGCGGCTGCCGTATCAATCGCCTTTTGGAGTCGAGAATCACGGTCTAGGTAGGTGCCTGACGTTGTTGTGCCAGACACGGTATCGAAGTGCATCGTGTCGCCAGCGAGCACGATTGATCGCCTGACGATGCCGAGGTCGTTGCCGCGTTCTATTAGATTCGCACTCGCCTTCGCCACGACGGCGCTGGCAATGTTGAGGTCGTAGTCGGCCCCGGTG